CTCTCTCCAACATCAGTATTAGCTAATGCAGTAAGTCAATCAAATACAGGATCAGTTACAAATCAAAATTACAATGTTAACAATGGTAGTTTTCATACCAATCAATATGGTGGAAACATAGTCTGTCAGGGAGCTCAGATGAATATTACTCCCTTCTCCACCTTTAATTCGAATTATCAAAAACCTTTTTCACATTTTTATGAAACCCCAGTGTACGACCCGACTGATTTAATAGGAGATTTTGATGATGATGGCAACCCTATAGGAGATGGAACACCTGACAATCCCGGAAAAATCCTTTACTACCAAAAAAATTACTCAGGAACTAATAAAGATTCTTATGCTATTGGAACAGGAATTACTTTAAATTTTAGTATCCCATTAGATCGGAAACTTGGTAAATTATGTAAAGAAGCAGCTTCAACTCAAATAGGTATACAAAATCAAAAGCTTAAGAACTTAGAACTTGAATGGCATGTGGCCCGAATAAAACATTGTGGAAATTTTCTTGCGAATGGAATAAACGTAAAAAAAGATTCTGTTTTTTACAACGTATGTAAGGACGTATATTTAACTCCAAAACCTAATCAGATTGAGAAGCATTATCATTCTTTTTCGATCCCTGAGAAGAAGTAATTTTCTTCATAATATTCTTCGTAATACCTTTAATAATATTTATCAAAGCAGGGCTGGTAGCAGCTATAGAAGCTATTATTACCGTGTTTATGACTAGGGTTGGCTCTGGCATCCACTGATCAACATAACTGACATCCTCCCAAATTGTTAGGCATTCTGTCTTGTCTTCGTTGTACTTAAATTCTTTAACTTTTTCTAAACGTTTCTCATTAGCAAATGAGCCTACTCTGAGCTTTGAATTAGGATCTGGACATGGAGGAAAAAATGTTTCTTTTTTATCTTTTTTAGGAATTTTTGTCTTTGGTTCTTCTTTAACTATTACTGGTTCTTCTGTTTTCTTTTCTTCCTTTACATCATTTGAATAAATCATTTTAGATCTATCAAACTGGAGAGGCATTATCTCTGGTAATTCACCCCAAGGACAATTCCAAAACGTACCTCTGGGATCATCATTTACAAGATTAGAGTTTCTGCTGGCATCACGATGAGTTTTATAACAGCCAGGTAGGAGAAGAGATGGCTCACTAAAAGAAGGGTTAGTTACATAATCTCCAAATACTCTTACTGGTTGTATTACTTGAACAGGTATATGAGGTATAGATATATTTGGTATATCTATATCTGGAATGCTCATTAGAAGGGTATAGATATCCCTGTGGTGTCTGGTAACTCGCTCTCGATAGCTTTAGGAAGGACTTTCTGAATATCTCCCATAACTTTATTTTTGATCATCTTTTCGAAGTTCTCGCTGGTTATATATTTATAACCGTAAATACCAGCACCTATTATTGTTAAAGTAAGAACTCCTGAAGCAACGGCAATAGCGTTAAAAATTTTTTGCATTTTTTTAAGTATTTACTTAAATTTTATCAAGCTGCTTCTAATGCAGCAACTTTTGCTTCTAATTCTTGAATAGCTTTCATTAAATATACAACCATGCCAGAGGGGTTAAATTGATATAAATCATCATCGCCTTTATTATATGCCTCTGGAAAACTTGCAACTAAGTCTTGTGCAACAAAACCTTTTATTTTTGGGTCAGTATCTTCTTGAAAATTAAAATTAAATTTTTGTGGGTTTATATTTTTAAACAAAGTTAAAACATCTTCAGTCCAAGATTCAAAATTTTTCTTTACTGTTCTATCTGATGATGAAGTATTATATGCAACAGCAGATGAATCAATACTTATATTTCCTTTTTGTGCTCCTCCAAAATAAAAAAGAGCTATAGCTCCAGCATTAGAACCTCTGTTAAGTAATAATGATGCAGCACCATCTCTAGAACAGTGTATTCTTGGGGCTGATGCACCATTTAAACAAATTCCAGTAGTACTATTACCTTGACCCGGATTTGTTGAAGTATTTTGACCAATTAATACGTTTCCACTATTATCAATACGCATTCTTTCAGAAACAGAACCAGCACCATCAGCACATGTAAAAAATAGTAAACGTCCAGGCATATCATTCGTGCCTGGTGTACCATCAACCTCAGATGCTATTATTGCAGTTTCATGAGCAAAATCAGTGCCATCATGTCCATTAAATCTAATCTCACCAATACGATCACCATTTTGAACACTAGTATTACCGCCTACTGCTCCTGATCTTTGTTTAGATAAGAAAATGTATGCTGCATTTGCATCTGCACTATTACTAATAATTGAGAATGTTTGTGAATTATATTCTGTTCCCTGCAATTGAAACTGTGGTGTATGACCGCTTATAGACTGAGAAGTGCTAGTCCCAATAAGCAACCTTCCAGACGTATCTATACGAGCAAATTCACTAGCACCTTTAAATACAAATGCAGATTTATTCGCACCAGCAGGGGCTTCAAATTCAACACCAGCAGACGCAGCATTACCAGATGCAAAAGTATTTATTTTTAAACCTCGACCACCTAACGCTGTATCAAAATAAGCGATAGTTGAGCTTTCAGCTGCTGATACGTGTAATTTAAATGAAGGTGAATTCTCACCTATACCAATATTTCCAGAGTTACCTATGCGAAACTGCTCTGTTGCTGTACCATAATCATCACTAAGTTTTCCAAAAGCAAAAGCACCGGCATCAGATAATATATATTTAGTTTTTTGATCTGTACTAGCATCAGTATCAGTTAAAGCTAAAACTGTATTATTAGAAGATATATGTAAACTTCTTTGTGGACTTGCTGTACCTATACCCACCCGATTGTTAGAAGCATCTACTTTTAATGTAGTTGTATCAACTGTTAAACCACCTGTTGTAACTATATTCTGAGATCCAAAATCTGGACTAATCTTTGTTCCTGCAATAGCAGCTGAAGCATTTACTTTGGCATTATTAACAGCTCCATCGGCTATCTCAGCGGTTGCTATTGTTCCGTTTGCTGCAGCTGTAACTCTTCCCTGAGCATCAACTGTAATGTCAGCAGTGGTGTAGCTACCAGCTGTCACTGAAGTGTTTGCTAATTGATTAGCTCCTACGGCATCACTGGCTAATTTTGCAGTTGTTATAGCTCCATCGGCTACGGTTGCTGTATTTATCCCAGCTCCTAATATCAATCCAAAAAAACTAAGCCCAGATGCAGGAGCTGTAGTAAATGTTAAAGTACTTGCATTTATTGTGTAATCTGTATCAGGATTTTGTAAAACACCTCCAAGATTTATGAGTATATTTTTCGCACTTTCTGGACTTACATTTACAGAATTTACTTGTAGAGTAAATGCAGTAGCGTTGCCATTGAAACCACTTGATATGTCATCAACTTCTCTATTCTGACCTGGTACAGGTTCTGCTCCTATGTATGCCATCTAAATAACTAGTTTTGATATATCTAGTTTAAAATGGCTAATTTTACCAAGGTACTCCAAAGGTTGTAGTTGGTGTCTTAGCTTCAGTAATTTGAGCAGCGATACTTGTTTCTATTGCAGTAATTTGATCACTTCCTAATGCAGTTTTAGCCCAAGTAACAGCATCAGATTCTTTAATATCCGCATAAGCAGTAAATGATGATGAATCAGCTTCAGCTAAACCTACAGAACCATATGAGCTTCCTGTATATGTTTCTTCACCAACAGTTTCACTATCAGAAGCAGTCCAGTGAACAGTGGTAACTACATCAGATAAACTACCTACTGTTTTTGTTGAATCAAGAGAAACAACACTCCATGTAACAGCCATTTTTTAAAAAATAATCAATATATTTTAATTTTACTTTGGCTTATCTTTAATTCTACTAAGTTGAAGATGATTCTGCATTACGTGCAGCAGCTGTTTTTACAACTCCAAGAGTATAAGCTTGTGTTACTTGAGCATCTTCACCAACTGCTATCGCTATTGAATTAGCATTACAATGAGCAGTATTTAATGCAATTATTTCTGCTATTGCAACAGATGCTCTTGCGGTTGCAGCATTAGTTATCCATTCATCAACATCTGCTGCTACAAATTCCAACCCTTTTTTTTGAGTATCTGTAATTGTAATTGTGTAATCCATTAATAATTTAATTTATCATTATTTTTTATTATAGCTTCAATTTATTAATGCATAAGAGTTGCACTAAAATAACCTCTACTCTGATTATATACTACTGTGCTACCAATATTATCAAGAGATACTTCTATATAATCATTAGCAGATAAATTTACAGGCAAAGCCCAAGTAAAAGACCATTCCTGTCCAGATGCACTACCAAAAGTTTCAGCTGGGTGAGAATCATCAGTGGGATAATTAGCTCCATTTCTTCTTAGCCTTAATATAATTCCATCACCAGCTTCTGCAGTAGTTAAACCACCTGATGCACACAGCGTAACTAAATATGTACCGGTAAAAGGAACTGTTATTCTAGAGCGTGTATTAGCAAGTGCCATACCACCCTGATTAATATGCGTGCTTTGAAAGGTTAGTGGAACACCATTTTGATTATCATCTAGGTTTGTTCCTGAAGATATATTTGTTACTACTGTACAAGGTTGAGCTGCTATAGTAAGAGCTCCACTAGAATTAAGTTCCATCCTTGTGCCAATTGTGGAAGGTGTTCCTGTAGAGAAAGCAAGCTTACATGCACCATTAGTTGTATCAGATAGCTCTGAACGTATATTTGCTGCAACTCCGGCATTGTTTGAATCTCTTGTTTCAAACTCAAGCATTCCGATTATTGAACCAACTTCACCAGTTGTATCATTATCAGTTAATCGAATAATTGCTGTTCCGTTACCCTCTATATGAAGCTGTCTATCTGGAGTACCTGTTCCTATTCCAACCGTACCTAAATCACTATCACCACCACCTCCGTTATTGACTTGGAACATAATATTACTATTTTCATCTTGTATCCTGAAAGCAATATTTAAAGATCCACCATTTGTAGGTGCTTCATTATTGATACCAGCAATTAAAACTTGTGGAACATCACCTACATCCCATGAATATCCACCAGCAGCTGTTCCAATCGCAAACTGAGAAGTGGTAGTGTTTGCAGTTCCTTTTGCTATTAATATTCTTCCCGAAGAGTCGATACGCATCCGTTCTGTATCATTAGTAAAAAATTGTAAGGAATTATCAGTATGATCTGATTTTATTTTTTGAATATTAAAGTCATCTTCATCACCCATATTTAAAGTTGAATGTGTATCATTACTTCCAACAATACTTATATTTGCAGAAGTGTCGTTCGACTGAACTTTGAAATATTCACTGGCATCATTATGACTTCCAAGACCATCCTTACCAGCAGATATTCGGCCAGTTGAGTCTATACGAACACGATCTGAAGCATTAGTTCTAAAACTCATTGAATTATTGGCATGATCATAACCAATTAAACCTACATTTTCATCATCAGTATCACTAAAATGAAGTATAGAATCAGAATTGTTTGCAGCAATAATTGAAATTTGTGAGTTACCATTTCTTTCCACTACAAATTCCGTTGCTGAACTTACTGTGTATGATCTTCCAGTGCTTGAATTTATAACTTCTAATGCTGCACTTGGACTTGATGTTCCGATACCTACTCTTCCAGAAGAATCTATACGCATACGTTCTTGAAAACTATTACTTGTATTCGTCGAAAATTTAATAACTGCTGGGTCAGAATTTCTTGCTCCTCCAGCAAGTTCAATCTCACCACCTCTTTCACTTCCTCCACCCCTAATTCTTATACCAGCTTCGTTGTCTCCTCTAATACCAGCAAAAGTATTTCCTGGTGTATTACCTGTACTTAGTTGAAATAAATCCTCTTCATTTGAACCAACCACTGTGAGGTTTATTGCAGGCGTAGTGGTTCCGATTCCAACATTACCGGAACTAGTAATGGTCATTCTGGTATTATTATTTGTTGTAAAACCAATTTCGTCATTTTGTGGAAATGACATAAAAGTATCTTGATCGCTTAAATGCTTAAGCTTTTCGCCCATTCTTAAATCTGACGTGCAGTGAACAGAACCAGTTACCTCTAAACCTGTACCATCTATTACTGCTCTTGTTTGACCACCAGTTTCGACAGAAACTGTATTAGCAGCAGAAAATCTTATTTTTGTATCTGCATCACCATTATGGATAATACTGTCAGGAATAATTATATTTCCAGATGAAATAGTTATTCCATTACTATCAAAGTTAGCTATCTCAGTAGCATCAGAAACGAAACCTACACTACCTCCACTTTTTCTAAATAGGCCGGTATTTTCATCTCCAATAAACGTGATGGAGGGAGCACCCAAACTACCTGCAGGGAAGTTACCACCTGCATTTAGGTAATCAGCAGTCGCATATATTATTCCAAAAAATGCATGTCCATTTGTAGGAGCAGAACTAAAAACTATATTTGTTCCTACTAAATTAAATCCTGAATTTCCAGTAGGATCAGGCTCCTGAATAACTCCGTTTACTGATATTAGAACTTGCTGAGGTGATTTTGGAAAAGGAACTGGGGCAGATCCTGCAACTTGTAATGCAAAACTTGTTTCGCTGCCATTGAATCCACTGCTTATGTCATCAATTAATCTATAATCGTCAGCAGCACGAATAGTATTTCCAATATATGGCATAGCAGATTAAACTAGAAGTCTTCTTAATTTCTTTAATTATTTTAAGCTCAGTAAATATGGGAACTTTCTAACTATTAGGTCCGGAAGTAGAGGGCTGAGTCGGCCATTTAACATCTGTAATTACTGTGTATGTCTGAGGAATATCTCTTAAATTTTGTCTATAAGCAGACCATTGTGCCTGATCAACAGAGCATCCTGGTATTACTGTCCAATCTGTAGATTTTAAAATATAATCTCTTTTTTTTCTAATATTTTCCCAAGTAGAATCATCTAATTG